CGCCACACACTTCTCCGAATTTTCCGATCAGGGGCAGACGCATGACCGAACACGCATTGACTGATGTTACGATGTTGCTGGCGACCGAGCAGCAGCAATTGGAGGAAGAGCTTTTCGAGGCGTTCCAGGAGGCTTTCGCGGTCGCCACCTCCAAGCCAAGTGTGCGGGCTTTCCGCGCCTGTGTTGCGGCCTATGACGAGTATTACGCGGCTGTGTGCGAGGGAGTCACCAATGGCTAGAACTGATATTTGGGACCGTGTAGCTCGCGGCGCGATGGCTGCCATCCAATACCAGGCGGAGCGGCTTCGCGAAGATGACGGGCTTTCTGGATGCCAGAGCGAGATTGAGCGGGCATTCGGTATATCGCTCATTCTCGGTGCCCGGATTGCAGGAGGCGTTGTCGCGCTGTCACGCGAGAAGTCGAAGCTGATCCCCCGCTCTTACTTCCTCGAGCCTCAGGCCAAAATCGGCAAGTACAGGGTAGATTTCCTTTTCGGTTTTGGCGACCTGGCGGACGATCTGTCGAAGGCCGTGGTGATCGAGTGCGACGGCCACGAATGGCACGAGCGGACCAAGGAACAGGCTGCGGCTGACAAGTCCAGGGACCGCTACCTAAGTGGCGAGGTATCTCGCGTGCTTCGTTTCACCGGCGCTGAAATTTTCGCCGACCCCGACAAATGTGCTCGGGAAGCAGCCAAGATTTTGAGCCGAGTGCACGGGGCGGCCCTATGAGCAGAATCCGTTCTGTACACCCCGGGTTTTTCCGGGACGAGCGCCTTGTCCAGTGCAGCGCCTTTGCACGCCTGTTGTTCATTGGCCTCGGCGTTGATGCCGACGACAAGGGGATATTCGAGTGGAAGCCGCTTACCCTCAAGATGACGATCTTTCCCGGGGATAACCTAGACATCATTCCGCTACTGGAGGAACTGGAGGCTGCTGATGCAGTGCGGCGGTACGAAATTGCCGGCCGTCAGTATGGGGCAATTCGGAATTTCCGCAAGTTCCAGCGGCCGAAAACGCCCAATGACATCCACCCCATGCCGCCCGACATAGGAATTTACGTCTACTTACCCGGCGCGTCTTCCGAAGTTGATGCCGATGAAGCCGGGCAATTTCCCCCAAAAGGAGAAACGCCTCCGCCTGCAGGCGAAAAGCCATTTCAGATGGAGGAGGTAGGAGGGAAGAGGGAAGAGGAGAAACATATTTCGCTCGAAGGCGAGCGGGATTTTGACGAATGGTACGCGGTTTATCCGCGGCATGTCGGCAGAGGGCAGGCCCGGAAGGCCTACCGGGCAGCGAGGCGGAAGGCAGACGCTGCCCAGCTTCTGGCGGGGGCAAAATCGGCTGCCCGTGAATTTGGAGGCAAGGAGCCTCAGTACATCCCGCACCCGGCGACGTGGCTGAATGGAGAGCGGTGGGACGACGATAAAACCTCCGCCGCAGCCGCCGCCGCCACGAGGCGCGACAAGAACGGCAACTTACCTGGCGATGCGCTGTATGGGGTGAGCTATTGACCGACATCCTCGAAGTAAAGCGCCTGCTGGCGGCGTCCGCACAGTCCGTGGCGGAAATGCTGCTTCCGGGCGGTCACCGCGAACAGCAGGAATGGCGCGCCGGATCGGTGGCCGGCGAAAAGGGCCAATCCCTCGGCGTGCATCTGTCGGGCCCCAAGGCCGGCGTGTGGAAGGACTTCGCCACGTCTGAGGGCGGCGACCTGCTGGACCTGTGGTGCGCAGCTCGCGGTGTGCCCCTGCCTGAGGCGCTAGAACAGGCCCGCAAATGGCTCGGCGTTGAACGTCCGGTCGCCTACCGCGCAACCCCAAAGGTGGAATATACGCGGCCACCCAAACCAGCGTGCAAGACGCCGGAAGGACGCGTGCGCGATTACCTGACCCAGGACCGCAACTTGCCTGAGGAAATCCTTACGCTCTACAAAATCGGGGCGTTCGGCGACCAGATCATTTTTCCATATCTCCTGCCAGATGGCGTGCTGGCTATGGCCAAGGCACGCAAGGCGGAGGCCGACGCATCCCCCAAGCCGACAGCCGCAAATTGCGAGCCGATTTTGTTCGGCTGGCAGGCGGTGCCCGCCGACACTCGTGACCTGATCATCACTGAGGGCGAGATCGACGCGCTGTCCTGGGCCGCGTACGGGTATCCGGCAATGTCGGTACCGTTCGGCGGCGGCAAGGGCGGAAAGCAGAAATGGATCGAAAATGAATTTGACCGGCTGGACCGGTTCGAGCGCATCTTTATCTCGACCGACATGGATGCGGTTGGCGAGGAAGCCGCCGAGGAGATCGCTTCTCGGCTTGGCAGGCATCGCTGCTACCGGGTCCAGCTGCCGCTTAAGGACGCCAACGAATGCCTTGTAGATGGGCGCTCCAAGGAGGAGATGGCTTCGTATTTGGCCCATGCGGCCAACCTTGACCCGGAAGGGCTGCATAGCCCCTCGCATTACGCCGAGCAGGTCAACGGGCTGTTCTATCCGGTTCCGGGAGCCCGGCAGGGATACACGGTCCCCTACGGCAAGCTTGACGGAAAGTTGGAGTTCCGCCCCGGCGACATGACGCTTTGGACCGGCGCCTCCGGTTCGGGCAAATCCCAGATCCTTTCCGACTGCTGCCCGCACTGGATTACCGAGGGCGCGCGCATTTGCATGGCGAGCTTTGAAATGCCGCCGCCGCAGACTTTGCGCCGCATGGTGAAGCAGGCCGGAAACGTCGACCGACCGACCGAGGGCTACCTTCGGGACGTGCTGGAATACCTCGATAACGGCCTGATCATTTATGAGAAAGTCGGCAAGAGCGGCGTTGGCCCGCTGCTGGAAATCTTCGATTATGCGCGCGCCAAGTACGGCTGCGACATGTTCGTGATCGACAGCCTCATGCGTATGGGCATAGCGGCCGACGACTATTCCGGGCAGGAAAAGGCGGTGTTCCAGCTGGTGGACTGGACCTTGCAGCATAAGGTTCACACGCACCTGGTTGCTCACGCCCGGAAGGCTGAGAAGGGCTCCGGTGCCCCCGAGACCGAGGACGTAAAGGGTGCGTCCGAAATCGCCAGCAACGCCGCCAACATCCTCGCGGTGTGGCGCAACCGGCGTCTCGAGGAAGAGATACAGGTCGCCGATAACGACGCGCTCCGGGCGAGCCTGCTGGAAAAGCCGGGCGTCATCCTCAACGTGGCAAAGCAGCGCCACGGCGACTTCGAGGGCAAGGTTGGGCTGTGGTTCGACAAGAACACCTACCGCTACGCCTCCTCGCACGATCGCAGCATGTGGGACAACCGGAGATATCCGATCGAGTCCAACCAGAGGGTTGCAGCATGACCGACCATTACGAGAGCGGCACGATCGATCACGGCAAAGACCGGATGTCTGCCCAAGCCAAGCGCGATGCCGAGCGTCTATTGCGCGAAGTCCCTCCCGATACGCGAGACCTGACGAGCAGGATTTGCGGAGACCCTGTTGTTGGGCGTCGCGCCCTAGACGCAAGGCGGGGGCGCTGAATGGCGGCGAACGAAAAGCGTCAGCGCATCTTCGACGCTCAGGGCGGCAAGTGCTGCTATTGCGAGCGCCCGATGCTGATTACAGGGACCATGAGCCACACCGAGTTTCGGCGGCTTCATGGGCTAAAAACGCGGGCCGAAGCCGCTGGAATGGTCGCGACCTTCGAGCACCTGAAGCGGCGCGTTGACGGTGGCACGCGGCACAACTGGAACATCGCACTTGCCTGCGCCCGGTGCAACAGCCAGCGCGGCGAGCGGACATGGGTCGAGTTCAGGACGTTGATGCGTCCGGGCGAGAGCAATGCGTCGAAGGCGTTCGTGAGGGCCGCGGCATGACCGAGCGCATCGCCATATCCATCCAGATCACGGAAGCCGTTGAAGCTTGGGGCGAGCGCAAGCGTGAAGCGCTCCGTCGCGGTCCGGGTCAATCCATGGCGCAGCTCCGGGCAAATGCTGCCGGGGCAATAGTCGATACCCTCCGCTGGTGTGCGGAGAACGAGGCAGACATTAGGGCGTACATCGCGGCGAAACGGGAAGGGACAGTATGAACTGGATTGATTGGCTGATTGTAGGATGGGCCGGGTGCGCAGTGGTCGTCGCTGCTATTGCGGTTGCTGAAATCCGTAAGGCCGGAGAGGTGAAGCTCGGCTTCCTACTGGCATCAATCGGGCTGGTAGCTTTGGGCCCTATGTCACTCGTTGGCGTCCTTTCTGTCCTCATCGAAGAACACAGGGATACCGTTGTGTGGCGGTCCAAAAAGCCCAGCCGGCGCTGACTCCCATCCTATCCCACTAAGCATAAGGGGCCATGACAGCATGAACAAACGGAAAGGCACTTACCGCAAACCGTCTCGGTTTTCCGCCGTGGTGCCAATCAATTTCAATATCTGGGGGCCGACATTGCGGCGCCCGGTGCACCGCGTGCAGCCGCGCGGCCTGATGTCGTTGGTTCAACAGCGCAAGCGCTTTCTGGAGCAGGAACGCAGGGTGGCCGCCATTCAGTTGGCTGCGGCTCAAATGAACCGGACAGCATAATCCAACATCGAAGGGGCAAAGACATTGGGGCGACGTGGACCGAAAGCAAAGCAGGGCAAGCGAGAGCCAAACGGGCGCGCGTCTCGCAAGCCGGATGATATCGTTGAGCGTCACCTGAAGACGCTCAGGGAACTGGACGCCGAGCAGCGGGAAACCATGCGGTCGGGCGTGTCGGCTCGCGTCCGGCTGTACGGCGTCTCGGTTGAGGCATCTCTAGACCAGATGGCGGGGAGTTTTGTCGGCCGGCTGCGCCTCGCTGGCGAGATTACCCAAGCGCAGTACGAGGCATCGCAAACCTATCTCGAGGAATGCCGGAACTATTCCATCGTCATCGGATCGCCGCGGCATCCCGGCGCTGTGGATTTGAATGCAACCCACGGGCGCAGCGCAACCGTTCTCAGCGATGAGTTTGTGCTGCGGTCCATCTCCAACTACAATGCGATGCGCCGAGCCGTGACGGCTGGCGATGGCACTAACTGGCGCCGTTCGGCTGTGCTGTTCACCACCTTGACCACTTGCGTTCTGCAAGACGAGCCGACAGTGCACCTGTTGCCTATCCTGAAGGCGGCCTTCGACGTTCTGGCCCGGCACTATAAGCTGGATAGGGACAAGGGGAGGGTGGCGGCGTGACGTTTTTTGTAATCGCTATGCTCGCCGTCGCTCTGTTCGTAGTTTTCTTCGCATTTCGTCCATCGCCGCGAGTTACGGTCGCGGCGCCCCTTGTCGGCAGTGAACGGATCAGGGAAAATCCCGCTATGGACTACGGCCAGTATCAAGACGATCGCGCGGACGCGATCCAGAAGGCCGAGGAAGAAATCGAGCTTCAGCGCGAGGCGATCACTGCCGAATTTCTGTCCGAGCATGAACAGGACGCCAAGAATTTTGCCATTTCGTGTGAGCGGGTGGGGGACTTTATGAGGATAACGTCCACCCGAATTTCCAAGCGGCAGCCAAGTGTCATCGACGCCAATCAAGAGAAGTTCTGGCCGGCGACCGAGACGACCGGCGTCAATCTCTCCAAGGTTACATCGATAGATTTGAAAGAGGGCAGCGCGCCATCGGCAGATGGCCAGCGGTTTTGGTTCAATATCTATTACAAGAGTCTTAGCGGCACGCTGCCGATGGTCTCTATCGCTGACCGTACCGCCGGTGCAACGGGAGAGGCTTTGGTGGCGAAGCCCACCTCTCATTTTTGGTCGCCGCGTGGCGAACGTCTGCGGTTTTCGGTTGGGCCTGTAGTGGCCGACAACTCGCTGTGGCCACCATATTACGAATCCAGCGCAGACATGGCCCCCGGAACTCATCTGTTCCCAACAGCGGCCGTCGATGACGCGGTTTTTCTTCGCGGGCTGGACACCACGATCTATGCGCCTTTTGGTTGCGGCCAGATGGTTGTTGACCGGATGATGGACGCGATCAAGGCGGGGGCAGTAGCGGCATGATGCACCGCCGTTCCATGCTGCTAGGCCTCGGCGCTCGCTGCCCCGGCAATCGTTCGCGCCGAAAGCCTGATGAAGCTGTATGTGCCGAGATTGATCGTTGCGCCGCCGCAGGACTGGGTTCCCTGCGACGGCCGTACGCTGGACCGACGTGTTTATCACGAGCTGTTCGCCATGATCGGGACCGCTTACGGCGGCGGTGATGGGGTTAGCACTTTCAGTGTCCCCGACCATCGGACGCAATTTGGCCTGCCAGAACACTGCCACGCATTTTCCCCGCAGATGGCGACCACGCAGCGGCGATTCATATTGCCAGGCCAGATCCAGTATTTTGCCGGCGAAATGCGGAACCTTTCGGTTACGGGTTGACCGACTGAGCAAATCAGTTTATCCGTCAGAGTTATCAAAGTCACAGTAGTGACCTCCAAGCTGCTCCGCTAACCGCCGGGCGGCTTTTTGCATTCCCCGACATCGTGAGCCCCGTTCCATGAACGCTATCGCCTTTCCCAAGCCGATACGGGAGGAACGTCGCCCCGTGGCCGTGCGGTATGTGGCGGCAACCGCGGAACTGCCCGCGCGCGTGCTGGCGGCGGTGAAGCGGGCTGAGTTGCGGCGCGCCAATGGCTGAGCGCAAGCCAATAGACTGGGAAGCCATCGAACGCGAGTATCGCGCCGGGCAGCTTTCCATCCGCGCCATTGCGTCCGAGCACGGCATTACCGACACCGCGATCCGCAAGAAGGCCAAGGAATTCGGTTGGAAGCGGCTCCTCGCCGACAAGGTACGGGAGGAAGTTCGCGAGAAGCTCGTTCGCGGCGGTTCGCACGAACCACGTGCGGATGACGAAGACATCATCGATGGTGCCTCCTCCATCGGCGTTGAGGTGGTTCTGTCCCACCGCAAGGATATCGGGCAGCTCCGGGGCATTGCGAGCATTCTGGCCGGCCGCCTCGCCGAATACCTTCAGGGCGGAGAGCCTGATGGGAAGTTCATCGGTGACAAGGAAAGCGTCGGCGATCTGCTGGAAAAGCTGACGCGAGTTCGCGCGAAGCTGATCCCGCTGGAACGGCAAGCATTCAACTTGGACGAGGACGGCCTGAGCGACGAGCCCGCGACCAAGCGGGACATCGCCGCTGCGGCTCGGAAGCTTTCTGAGGATCAGCGTGAACAGCTTCGATCCATCGCTGCGGCTATTGCTGCAGAATCCAAATGAGACCCTTCGCGAACTTGACCGCCTAGACAGCGAGGAGAGCCTTGCCGGCTTCATGCGGCGCGGCTGGCATGTGATCGAGCCGGCGCAGCCATATGTGCACGGCTGGCATATCGACGCCATTGCCGAGCACCTCGAGGCGGTGACTGACGGCCAGATTAACCGCCTGCTGATCAATGTGCCCCCCGGCATGATGAAGTCACTGGCGACTTCGGTGTTCTGGCCTGCATGGGAGTGGGGGCCGGTCAACCGGCCGTCCACCCGTATTCTCGGCACAAGCTATTCGGAGAGCTACGCGATCCGCGATGCTGCCAGGATGCGCAATCTGGTGCAGTCGGAATGGTACCAGGGTCTTTGGGGCGATCGGGTCCAGCTCACGAAGGCTGGGGAGAAGAAATTCGAGAACGCGGCCATGGGCTGGCGCGAGGGCATCCCGTTCTCGCGCATGACTGGCGGCCGCGGCGACCGGGTGATCATAGACGATCCCCACTCAACGGAAAGCGCGGAAAGCGATGCGGAGCGGCAAAGGACCATCCGCATATTCCTCGAAAGCGTGCCGACCCGGCTGAACAACCCTGAGACGTCAGCGATCGTCGTCATCATGCAGCGCCTGCACGAAGAGGACGTGTCGGGCGTGGTCCTGTCGAAGGACCTGGGTTACGAGCATTTGATGCTGCCGATGGAATACGATCCATCTCGGCATTGCGTGACGTCCATTGGGTTTGAGGACCCGCGAACCGAAGACGGAGAACTGATCTTTCCCGAGCGGTTCCCCCGGCATGTCGTCAACCGCGACAAGGTGCCGATGGGGCCATATGCGGTCGCGGGTCAATTCCAGCAGGCGCCCACGCCTCGCGGCGGCGGTATCTTCAAGCGCGACTGGTGGCAGGACTGGGATGAGCCGGCATTCCCGCCGTGTGAGTACATCGTTGCCTCGCTCGATACAGCCTACACCGAAAAGCAGGAGAACGACTATTCGGCCTTGACGGTCTGGGGCGTCTTTCGGGACGGCAACGATTTGCCCAAGGCCATGCTGATGAACGCCTGGCGCGGCCGGCTGGCACTGCATGGGCCCGATCTGGTGAAAGAGCCCGACGAGACCCCGCGTGATTTCCGCATTCGGCAGGAAGAGGCCAAGGGGCTGGTAGAGAAGGTCGCGGACATTTGCCGCAAGTTTAAGGTCGACCGGCTGCTCATTGAGGCCAAGGCCAGCGGCATCACGGTGGGACAGGAGATCAGGCGCCTCTATGCTGGCGAAGGCTGGTCGGTGCAGATGGTCGACCCGAAAGGCGACAAGGTTGCCCGTGCCTACGCGGTGCAGCCGCTGTTCTCCGACGGCATGGTCTACGCCCCTGATCGGGCTTGGGCCGACATGGTGAAGGATGAGGCGTCAAGCTTCCCCAAGGTCGCCCACGACGACCTCACGGACACACTTAGCCAGGCGCTGAAGCATCTTCGCGACACCGGCATTCTGGTCCACGGCGCGGAATTGGCGCGCGAGATGACGGAAGCATCGACACATCGGGGCGGCAAGCTGAAGCCGCTCTATCCGGTCTGAGGCGGGGCATTATGACCAAAACCATTGCCTGCTACTCGCGCAAGCGGGCCGCATGGGTGCGCTATGAGCGGCCGAGCCGCCACGAGGCGCTGCTGAACGCGCGGGTGACAGACGCCACGGTATTTGACCCGGTAGAGCGCGGCAGCGTCACCGGTTGCGTGCCGTTGGTATGGCGGCAGGCGGATGGCGTGTTCGCCAGCAAGAGCGAGGCGGAAATCGAGGTGTCGCGTTGATCAAGCGCCGCTCGTTCCTCATTGGTCTCGGTGCCACGCTCGCTGCTCCTGCGGTTGTCCGGGCCAAAAGCCTGATGCGGATCGCTACGCCTAAGCTGGTACCGGTGCAGCGTCGGATGGCCACGCCGGACCAAATTGCCGGCGTTGTCCTTGGCGTAGACGGAGATTCGGCTCTCGTCTATGGCGGCGGGATGTCCTCTGGGTTGTCCTCATGTGGGTACGAGATCATCCCTAGATGGGAGATTGCCCAAGGCCCGATATCTATCGGCGACGTGGTAACACGCGACGCCCATTCGGGGCGTTTGCGCCGGGCCGTCGTGGCATAACCGCCGTACTGCAGGATCATCATTCATGGCCGATACTGATCCTCGCAGCGCTGGGGTGCTTGCGGCTGGCCTCATGGCCCCGCGTGCCATGCGCCTTCCCGCGCAGGATCAGGCCCTAATCGGGCTGGATAGCCTTGACGTCGACCTGAATATTGACGCGCCGGAAGGCGAGGCGTCGATCGACCCGAAGACCGGCGCCGCGACTATTGAACTAGACGATGGCGGCGTACTGATCGACTTCAACCCCGCGCCGGCTGTCAATGACAATGGCCCGAGCGGGTTCGATGAGAACCTGGCGGAAAAGCTGCCGCCAGCCGAACTGGCGCGCATTTCCGATGAATTGCTCCGCGGCGTCCAGCTTGACGACCAGTCCCGTAAGGAGTGGCTGGAAACCCGCGCTCAGGGCATCAGGCTCCTTGGGCTGAAGATCGAACAGCCTCGCGGTTCCATGGATGCGTCCGTGGCGCTAGAGGGCATGTCGACCGTTCGGCACCAGTTGCTGCTCGAGGCGGTGATGCGCTTCCAGGCGAACGCACGTGGTGAGCTGCTGCCGTCGTCCGGTCCCGTCAAGGTCTCCGACAAGACCGACGAAACCGGCCAGATCGATACTCAGGCGGAAGCGCTTGAAGACGACCTGAATTACTACCTGACCACGGTCGCAACCGAGTACTATCCCGACACCGACCGCGCCCTCTTCGCTACCGGGTTCGGCGGCTGCTCGTTCAAGAAGGTCTACAACTGCCCGATCCGCAATCGGCCGGTTTCCGAAAGCGTCGACGCAAAGGATTTGATCGTCTCGGATTCGGCGACCGACCTGCGCAACTGCGCCAGGGTCACGCACCAGATCATGATGCGCCCGAGCGTGCTGAAGCGGATGCAACTGGCGGGCGCCTATCGTGACATCCAAATCCCGACCGCCTCGTCCGTCGACATCAATCCTGTCGAGCAGGAAATCGCCGATGTTCAGGGCATCGACATCAGCGCTCAGCAGCAGGCCGAGGACAACCGCGAACACACCATCTACGAGGTCTACTGCGAATTGAACCTCGCCGGCTATGAGCACAAGCAGGACGGCCAAGTGACGGGCCTGCCGTTGCCCTACCGTGTGGTGATCGAAAAGGACTCTCAGGTCGTTCTGGAAGTCCGTCGCAATTGGGAAGAGGACGACGAACGGCAGCTCGCCAAAATCTGCTTCGTCAAATACCCCTACGTGCCCGGCATGGGCTTTTACGATATCGGCCTGATCCACATTCTTGGGAATTTGACCAACGCCCTGACGGCGGCCCAGCGCGAAATGCTCGATGCTGGCATGTTCGCCAACTTCCCAGGCTTTCTCATCGCCAAGGGCGCGTCACGCCAGAATTCCAATGAGATGCGCGTCCCTCCTGGTGGCGCAGTGCAGGTCGAAACCAACGGCAACCCGATCTCGGAAGCGGTCATGGCGCTTCCGTACAAAGACCCGTCGACTGCCTTCGCTCAGTTCATCGAACACCTAGAGGAAACCGGCCAGCGTCTCGGCGGCACGGCAGAAACCAATATCGGCGAGGGCGTGCAGAACGCGCCTGTTGGCACGACACTGGCGCTGATCGAACAGGCGACCAAGGTTGAGGGCGCGGTTCACAAGCGGCTGCATGCGGCGCAGTCGGAAGAGTTCCAGTTGCTGAAGCAGTGCTTCCGCGAAAACCCGGAATCGTTCGTCAGAGCACTCAAGGCTAAGGGCAACGTGACTTGGAACGTCGAGTCGTTCCTCGCTGCGCTGGAAAACGTCGCGATCGTTCCGATGGCCGACCCGAATACGCCGAGCCATACGCACCGGCTGATGAAGGCGATGGGCGTTAAACAGTTGGCTGGTGCCAACCCGGCGCTCTACAACATGCGCGCCGTGGACGAGTACGTGATGCAGCAGGCCGGCGTCCCCGACCCGGACCGGTTCTTTGCCGTGCAGACCGGAGCGCCCGCCGCGCCCGATCCGAAGCTGATCGAACTTGCGGCCAAGGCCAAGCAGGACCAGTCCAAGCAGCAGGCACAAGAGCAGGACAATGCGGTCAAGCTGGAACTGCAGGCGCACGAAAGCGCCGACCAGGCTGCCGAACGCGCCAGCCGCGAAAAGCTCGGCGAGATGCATCTTGCAGAAGCCGTGATCGACCACGACGCGAAGGCCAAGGATGCGGCGGCTGACGCGGCTGAAGCGCAGAACGGCGGCAATTCCAATGGTGGTGAAGGAAATCCCAATTGATAACGATCGAGGGAATCTTCAAGTGGCTTCGTGGTGTCCGTCGCCCGATTGCCTATTCGTGGGATGCTTACAGCATCAACGTGCTGCCAAAACGGATGTGCCGTAAGTCGCTCGAATGGAAGCGCGCAGCAATCCTTGGTAGGCCGGACCGCGACTACATGCTGGCCATGACGCTATCGGACTGGCGTCCCGTGGCGTCGATATTCGGGGACGTTATTCAGCGCGACGGTCTTTGCCTTATGTGGCGGGAGCGAGGCGATACCGATGCCTCCCGTGCGCCATCCATGTTTGAGAGGCAACTGGCATCTGCACGTCGAGGCGCTCTCTCCATGTCCGCTCTGCGTGGAGAAGGTAGCCTTGAAGTGGACTATGATCTGTCAATTCTGGCGACGCGCGGGCGATCGGTGAATTGGGGCTTCGATCCATATGAGGGGATCGATGACGGCACAGATGCTGTCGAGAAATACATCAAAGAAGAGCGCGCCAAGCAAGCGGTCGTGCCGCTGCGAACCGATCCCGATGATCGGAAATCCCTGAAAGGAAACGCACCATGACCAACCCGATGCGCGCCGAGGCCATGGCTTCGCGCAATGCCAAACTGCGCCACATGGGCCTGCAGGTCCGTACCGCCGATGAGTTCGATGATCGCGGCGAGGGCCATACCGGTCCGGCCGCCGATGGTACTCAGGGCACGGTCCCGAACACCTATGCCGATGAATATCGCAGCGGCGATGGCGTCAAGTCGCTGGTCCGCGAAACCGAAGGCCGCATCAACGAGGGCGACAAGAAGCCCGGCAAGCGGCTGGATCGTCCGGGCAAGTTCGCTCGTGGCGGCTCCGTCGGCAAGGCGAAGGGCAAAGGCACCACCGTCAACGTCGTGATCGCCGCGCCCGGGTCGTCCTCCCCGGGTGCGATGCCGGTGCCGCCCGGTGCGGGGGTGTTGCCACCTCCAGCACCCCCGCCGGGTGTGCCGCCGATGGCTGGCGCTCCGATGCCGCCGCCGATGCTGGGCCGCAAGAAGGGTGGTCGTGTCTATGAGGCTGGTGCCGGTTCCGGCG